ATTATCATAGACTGCGGTATGAATACCAATTCTAGGTGAGTAGTCACAAGTAAAGGCAATACCAGAAAGTGTTACTTCATCACCTGATGATAATCCATGATCAGTTTGTGTAGTGATCGTAGATATACCAGTTACGGAACTATATCCAACATTTGCTACTCTTCTAGTTGAATAGAATATATGATCTGGATTAGTAACAGCAACTCCTGTAATACTACCAGTTGTTATTTGTGCTGTACCAATTCCAATTATATTTGCACCATCACGACTAATAGTTTGTATGCCAACATTAACTGTCTGAATACCTGCTCTATAACCAGAACCAGTATTACCAATACTAATAGACTGAATAGTACCACCAGCAGCAACAGTAACTGTTCCACCTGCAGCCACTAAAGGTTGATATCCAAATCCTTCACTAGAACCTACAGAAACAATTATTCCACCTTTAGGAAGATTTCCCACATTTGCATCAGTAGTAGAACTTCCAGTGCCAGTAAATGAAACTGTTGTTACACCAACAGTTGCATCTTCAATAATAGTATATTCGTTAGTTGATCCTGGAGTTTGGAATACATCATTAATAAGAAGAATTGCATTATCAGTAGTAAGTCCTGTTACGTTTGATCCACCCGACTCTAATGTAAAGTCTGATGCTTGACCAGTGAATTGAGAAGAAAGACTATCAAAGATATAATTTCTATAATATGGTTCATTAGCAGTATCTGGCACACCAGAACGCATAAATGTTCTTCCTTCAAAACTAGATCCAGTTGCAATTCCTACCCAATCTCTTGAATCAGGTGGATTTGTAGAAGTGCTTAAAGGAACATTACCATAAGGTGCTTCTACAAAGTTTAATGTATTATCAACAATATTATAGTTACCATCTACTTTAGTAATTAAAGTTCCTGTACCATATCCTGCTAAGGTAGTTCCAGCCCAAGATCTTTTAACTCTAATAAGATTATCATTTCCTGCTTGACCAATAGAATCAATTCTAATTATCTCACTTCCAATCTTAACTAAATCTCCACCAAAGAATGATGTAATTCCTGCAAATTCAATGTTGTCATCAGTCGTAAAGATTTGACCTGCTGTGTGTGTGGTTACTGCAGTAGATACTATAGGAGATTGAATAATATTGTCTAAAGAAATGAGAGCTTTTTTATTCTGATTAACGGCATTAAAACAGTGAGAGGTTCCAATACCAACACTTGTGATATCAACGACCTCTGGAACGGTCTGAAGTGCCTTAGAGACACTCTCAGCAAGTTTAATGGTTTCATCATCAATCTTAACTGCATATACCGTACTTGGTAATAATGTAGTTGTACCAATTCCAGCAAATCCAGTAGTACTAGCAATTCCAATTGCCATTGTATAACCAGTGCCAGGATTTGTATAAACAAGTTCCTCACCTGTAACAAAGAAATGATTTGGAAGATTGATAGTATTATTTGTAGAATTAACTACACCACTATCACTACCATCAAATGGTTTTCTAAAGATTGGATCACCTTCATGTGATAAACCAAATGCTCTTTTTACATCACTCTCAGTTCCTGTATAATCACCAAAGCCACTTTCTATAGTTCCATTATTAAAATCAATAGTATCTTTAGTATCATCCTGTACCCTTATTGCATTCATGTAAAGATTTACTTGTGCATTAATACTTGCTACAGGAGTAAAGAGTAGAGAAACAGTTCCTGCAGAGGATACTTTTGATCCAAATGTTCCTAACCCAGTTGGAGAAACTCCAGAAGCAACATTAGCAAAATCTACATCGTATGTTTCTGTTGTAGAACCTTCAACATAATCAGTAACTACTGCAAACTCAAACATAGAGTAAACTTGATTTGTTGCATCAGTAACTTGAACAGTACCATAAGCAGCTTCATATTCTGAAGGATATTCACCGATAGTAGTAATTCCAGGAGATGAAGAGGAATCAATTGCGGTTGTTCTGGACTCTAACCTTGCATGTTTAAGATCAACTGTTCCAATACCCGTAGAAGTAGAATCTGCCATACCAACAACAATGGTATTAATAACACCAGTTGTCCCTATACCCACACTAGCATTAGGAATAAAATCTACCTTTAAAGTAGAACCATCAATATAACCACGATAAGTACCTAATCCACCAATTGCTTCTGGAGTAGTAACAGTTGTTAATCTTCCATATTCCACTATATCAACTTCATCATCATTATGAATAATATTCAATTGATTAAACTCATGCTCATTACCACTAATATCTGGATTGATATTAATAATTACTTTTGCAGATCTATAGGTGCTTGCAATACCTACAATTGTTTTAGTTGTAATTCCAGTACCAATTGCAGCACTTTCAGAGTCAACTAAAGAAGGACCAATAACTGTGCTACCTGTGCTTAATAAATTATCATCAAGATTATAAGAAAGTGTGGTGACAAAATAATCATTAACAGAGTATTTTACTGGATAGAAGTTTAATTGACCTAAACTACCAGATACAGCAAAGTCAAATTCTCCTTGATCATATACTGATTCAACTCTTCCATATTGGTTAATATATCCTGTATTACTATCATGGATAATATCAACAATCATCAATTGTCTTTGACCACCAAATCTCTTATCTCTTACATAAGTGATGTATTTTAATGCCCTTCTTTCAGATAATGTCCATGTATTAATAGTGGTAAATCTAGTAGCTCTAGGATTGCTGTTAAAGGTTCCACTAAAATCATCTATTGAAACTACTCTATTTCCCACTGATTCAGAATAATCTTTTAGTATTCTACTTGAAAAAGTTATTTCGGTAGAGAAAGAATCATTTCCAGAAATATCCAAACCATTTTCAGATACTAAATCAAAATCATATACACAATTTAAATTACCAATACCATAAAGATCATTTACTACAGAAACATCAGATAATTCTGTAGACAATCCAACTCTAGCGGATGAAGTAGATTCTAATTGATAGTTAGAGAATTTCTTAAATCCCAATGTATGATTTAAAGTAGAAACTGGATCATCCCATGTTTCCATATCCACTCTAGAACTTAATGAATAAGAAAGATTCTGATAATAATCACTATCTTGTATTCTTTGAATATGAGCATTAAAGAATCCAGAATCAGTTTCCCAACCCTTTTCAACTCTTGAAGTTGCATTTAATTTAATGTAAGCATCAAAAGATTTTATAGATGAAGCAAGACCTTGAGTTCCTGAAGTCAATCCCTTTATAATATCATTACTGACAAATCCATCTGTATTAGAAACTCTTAATATACCAGTATTTGGATTCCAATTTTCAACATTTCCCCTAGTGCTACTGATAGATCCAGTAACCACTTCATTTTCTGAAAAATCGTTAGATTTTAACTTAACATCAAATGTAGGCATGAACTTTTGAGGGACAATCCTTGCAGAAGAATTAATAAAATCAAATGTTCCTGCTGATATGCCAGGTGCTAATCCAGTAAAGTAATTAGAAAGATTATATGTAACAGTGCCAATCCCTCCATAATTTTGATCAACTGCTGTTATTTCAAAAAGTTGATAGTCATATGCTGAAGAATTATATCCTCTTGCAGTAGTACCAACTCCTACACCAACACCTTCTATAAAGACTTTATCACCAACAGCAATTGGGAATGTATCAGCAGTGCTGAATCCAACAGATAATTGTACTGTTACATCATAGTTTTCTGTATTAAATCCTACAGTACTAATTCCAACACCATTACTGTTCTTATCAGTGATAATTGTAGGTGGTGTATTACTAATACCTTTAGTATTTTTTAAAATTTCTATTTGTGGATTTCCTAGAGTATATTTTAAATCAGCATCTAAAACTGGTTTTTTAGTCTTTCCATCAATAAGAATTAAATCTGGTGCAGAAATATAACCTCTTCCAAAAGAAGTTATTCCAATAGATTCAATAGACATTAAAGCATCTATTTTAATAATCTGAGGTAGAGAAGCATCAGGTTTTATGGTTGTATCTGATGGGAAATCATATCCAATATCTTTAATTTTTAATTTTTTAACTTTTCCAACTGAAGTACTCTTTGCTTCAATGATAGCACCACTACCAACTTCAGTATTAATTGTAGAAATACCAGGAAGATTATAATAGTTTCTACCAGGATTGTTTATCTCAAAATCTGCAATTGCACCATATGCAGTTAAACTATCAGTTTCATAAGATACGAACGATGTAGTGCCATATGAGGTTCTTTCAGGAGCATCTTTTAGGGTATATGAGAACTGATTAGTTGCACCTATTGTTACTACTTGTTTACCATTATAATCACTATCAGAGAGTTGTATTTCATTTCCTGATAGAACACCACTATCAACTCTTATCTCTTTTTTAATGAGTGGTAATGTACTTTCAAAAATAGGATCTAAAGTATAATATAAAGTTTCTGGTATATCTTTAGTGACAGATAAACTAACTTTAGCATCAGTAGACACTCCCGCCTTTCCAGATCTTGTAATATTAAAAGTCGTGGATTGTGGAGAAGTATCCCATTGTTTTGTTAAATTTTTATCGGAATAAAAATTCAATACAAATGCTGGATAATTCGTAGACTGAGCAACATATCCTAAAGAAGCGTCCGAAAGATCAAACTCAACAGTAGAATCTTTATATACCTTCAATGGTGGATTGATTGGACTTATTGTTCCTGCAGAAGTACTAGTGATTCCAATTACAGATGGTTTTGGTTCTTTAGATCCAAAATCAGTTTTACATAATTTAAAACTATTAGTATCTACTTTTACAATGTAATAAATTTCATTGTTAGATAAACCTCCAGCAGGAGTAGAGGCTGTATGAATTATCTTATCTCCAGTATTATATCCATGATCATTTATTGTAATTGAGTTAGAAGAAGTATTAACTCCAGAGGAAGTAAATGATTTTGGATCAATTACCATTCTTCTGTTATAATCATTATACTTAACACTAACTGTTGTTGTAAGACCAGAAACAACATTTACATAAACATTTTCATTATTCAATAAACCATGAGTTTCCCCTGTAGAAACAGTAGCAGTGACTCTACGAATTTCTCCAGTAATTACATCATAATTAGTCTTAAAGCTATGATAAACACCAGTACCTAATCCAGAGAAGAATACTGTTGTACTACCCCTCTGTGTGCTTGCAATGCCAACAAAAGTACCTGTACTACCTAAACCAACCTTAACAGTGGATATGCCTATTAAGTCTTCAGTGATGGCAGCAGCGTAAAGTGTTTGACCATTAGTTAATGTATTAATACCTGTATAAACAGCATCTGCTCCATCCCATCTAATATTAAGACCCTCTCCTTGATTGGGAGAATATGTCAATTTATCACCAGTCTTCAATCCATGATCGGGAAGGAAAATTGCCTTTGTTTGAATAAATTTTTGAGTTAGTCCAATTCCAGGATTACTGAATACAATCGTAGTGCCAATACCAACTCCAGATCTTGTGCCTAAACCAACTGAATCAACAGGATTAAAATAAATTTGATCATTTACTCTATATTCATATTCAGAAGTAAATCCAGAATTAATAGTAAGTCTTCTAGGATCTTCAAGAATTTCAGAAGTTACTGTATGAGAAACTCCTGTAACACCATTAGCAGCTCTAAGAACTCTAATTCTAGAAAGAAGTGGTTCTACATTTAATAGTTTTAATGTTTCTGTTCCAATTCCAAGAATATCATTAGATTGAAGTTTTGATAAATCTCCACGAACATCAATATGAGTTACTATACCTGTAGCACCATCAGTTCCAATAGCAACAGCAGTGGTTCCTAATCCAGTTACATTAAGTTTGGTGGAAGTTATTCCAGCAGTGTAAACACCACCAATTTCTGAAGAAGTTGTAGATAATCCAGTAACTGTAATAATATTGCGATTAACCCACTCATGAGGTTCTGTAGAAACAATACTATAAATTCCTTTTTGACTTGAAGGATATATCTCTACATTCGTTATACTACTAGTAGCAGCACTTACACTACTTACTGATTTACCAAGAAGTCTTGAAACTTTAGCAGCCGCACCTAGACCTTTAGTATTTGTATTATCAAATATTACTTTATCTCCAATCTTATAATTCTTTCCACCCGTTTCAATTCCAATACTCTCCAAAACACCAGGTTTTGTTCCCACAACATCAATAGTTTGGGATAGATTATTTGGAAGAGGCATATATGGATAATATGCTTTATTATTATGGATTAAATTGTAAGGAGTAGTATTTCTACACCATTTAGTATTTTCTAAACTATAATCATCTTGATTTGAGGATGTTAGTAAATTAAAGTCATTTGGAGTTGAATAATAATTTTGACCTATTAGATAAGGAAAAGTTGGTAATTTGAAAGTATTAAATTGACCACCTTGCTCTGAACCAGAATCATCAATTGTTGTAAAGTAAGCATAAGTTCCACTTGGGTATTGTGGAGTCACACAAAATCTTCCATTATTTTCATCTAGAATAGTTTCATCACTTACTGCTTTATATGTAAAATCATTAGTAAAAAATCCAGCAGGAAAAACACTTAATGGTGGTCTATTTTCTTTAATTGAAGCTTCTTCAACATACCCAGATTTCATCTGTGTTACAGTTCCACCTGCTTTCTTTATATAACCATAAGGTCCATATATTGGATTACCATCATATGCCCAACCAATAATTGGAGAATGATTATCCGAAGG